GCCATGAACGCCCTGACCATGGTCACGAACCGCCACAACATCCTGCTGCGTTTGGACCTTGCAGACCGTACCAATATGCCTCGGCAGGGGCCACCTGCCACCGACCTGTAGCGCACTCTCACATGAAGTCGTACACCGGCCAGCCGCTCGGTGACCCGCTCACCGAGATTCACAAGCTCCAAGAGCTTGGCGAGACCATGCTCCACGCCCACGCCAAGTATGAACGCGCTCGCGAGAAGTTCGTGCAGCACGGCATCCTCTGTCGCCGCCACCTCAATGTGCTGAAGATCGCTGGCACCCTGCGGTCCACGACGATGGCCGTTAACAACGCCTTAACTGGCGACAAGCGCGCGAACCCCAAGTTTCTGTACGATATAGCCGCGCTCGGCCATCAGTTCGCAGCCGAGAAGGTCAAAAAAGCGTCAAAGGAGGCCCCGTGACGGCACCGCACACCTGCGCCGACCATCAAATCGGCGTCAACATTCAAGGGGTGTACGACGGCGTGTTGTTCTGGCACTGCGCGGTCTGCGGTACAGACTGGCACCGATTCACCGAGCAGGATTCCCCGCGTTTGTACGCCAAGGCCACGCAATACATGAACAAGGAGACACGGTGGACCAACAACTGAGCCGGTGGGCCTGTGGCTACCACGAGGCGTCGCACCACATCGACGAAGACACAGGGGTGAACGTGTTCGCAGAATGGTGCAAGAACCTTGAAACGCCGCTCTGCTTCGACTGTCCGCGCCGGACGGAAGAAGACGGCCAGATGGACGAGCCAGACACACCGAAGGCCGTGTGACGATAAGCTGGGGTTATTGCGTCCAACAGAAGCAACCATACACTAACCCCGCCTTAGATGACCGATCACCTTGCCACCGCGCCGTCTGACAAGTCGCAGCGGCTCACCCTCAAAGATGCCGTCGCGCTCAGTATCGTCCTCGCCACTGCTGATGTTGGCGTAGAAGACCTGATGTCGGCGGCATCTTGTACCCGCGCCACCGCGACCGACTACCTCCGACGCGCCGATAAGGTTGCGCGAGTGCTGCTCGGTCGGCGGTCGGACGCGCTCACCGGACTCCATGGCCACCCGCAATCTGACACTGGCACAGGCGCTGTCGAACCACACGCCTGAGAAGCTCACCAAGGAGGAGTGGAAAGCCATGCACTACGCCTCCCTGTTGGCTGAACAAGACGCCAAAATCCGCCACCAGAACGCTCTGTTCTGGGCAAACCTTGCGCTTCGCGCTCGTCGCGGTGTGCCGCAGGAGACGACATGACGCTCACACCGTCGTACCTCATCTGGGTCGCACTGATCTATCTCCTGTACCTCGCGTACGCGTTGTTCTGTACGGCGCTCAACCAGCAGCGCGACACCGAGAAAGAGTTCTGGGCGCTGTATGAAGCACGCGGAGAAGACCTCGCCAAGCGGCTCCACATCCAGTTCTTCTTTCTTGTCGGACTCGTGGTGCAGTATGGCTTTACCCGCGTCCTTCAGTAATCACCACGGCGTCACCTAGCAGCTTCCATGGACTCCTCTGATCCGCTTGAAATAACCCCGTCTTATTTGCCGTCCAGTGCAGATAAGCCGCCGAAAATCGACCAAGCCAAGGCGAAAGTCGTGTTCGGGCTGCTGGCACGAAACGCCTCGCGGTCGGTGGCGTGTGCTGGTGCGCGGTTCCCGTACAGCGAGTTCAAGCGGTGTATGGCGCGTGGTGAGCGGCAAAAGGAGGGAGAGTACCGCGACTTCTATGAAGCCGTGCTGTACTACGAAGCCGCTGCGGAGAACATTCTGCTCGGTGTGCTATGGGAAGACGCCGTGCAGAACAAGAACGTGGGAACCGCCAAGTACCTGCTGGAGCGCCGATTCCGTCGTCGATGGGCACCGCGCATGGACACGAGCAAGACGGTGCCGCTGCTGCAATCGCCAGCCGAAGCACAAGAGATGGCGGTGCAGTTGGATGCCGACGAGCGGTTGGCCCGTATCGAAGCGCTGAAGGCTATCGCGGCAGATCGTCAGGCCAAGCGGCTGGCCAACGCCAAGCCGGTAGAACCCCTAGAGGTGGCAGTCGTTGAGCCGCCAGACCAAACCCCATGAACCTCAAACTCTCACACGCCATAGCCGAGAAGATCGTCCTTGGCGTCCCATTCGATGGCGTCGCGCAGGTAGACGGCGACACCTACGTGGCGTTCAACGGCATGAAAGCCGAACGGGTCTCTGGCGACGATATGCACTTCACGCTGACCTACAACGGCGAGCCGGTCGCGCACCTGCCAACGCTGCACTTCCCCGTAAACGCCACGATGACCATCGACCGCGTGATGGGGCTTCTTCAGGTCACTATCGAACGATGATCTTTACTTCATACGCGAACCTGCTGAACGCCAGTGTCGTCTTCAAGGCCAACGGTCTCCCGAACACGACCAAGCCGTTCTATTTCGAGGTGGACGAGCGCGAGCTGGCCAAGACGCCCAAGGCCATTGCCGACATCCTCCACGACAAGCTGGAAGCCTACGTCCGCGACGGCACGGCAGCAGGAGAAGAGGCGTGGGGCACTGTCCTGACCGCCATCACTGATCCGCTCCAGCGCACGATGTGCAACGTCGGGTCATGGCACATGGCCTTCATCCATACCATGGAAAAGGCGCGTGTTTGATTTCAGTCAGCACCCCGACAAGCAGGACCTTGGCTATCGCGGCTACGCGCACCGTGTCATTGATGGGGACACGATGGAGGTGGACCTCGACCTTGGCTTCCACCTGATGCACCGCGTGAAAGTGCGGCTGCTCGGCGTGAACACCCCAGAGCTAGACGTCAAAGACGAAGAGCTGCGCCGCCGCGCGGTCATGGCCAAGACGTACCTTGAAGAACTGGTCAAGGACGCCCCATTGCGTGTGCGGACGTACAAAACCCTGTCCGACAACTACAAGCAGACGTTTGCGCGGTATGTCGCAGACATTTGGGTGTGGCGAAACGGCCTGTGGTATAGCGTATCGCAAGGCATCCACATTAGCGGGTATTCCAAGAACACCACGCGATGAGCCAGACGCTGCCTCGTCCGGTACGCCGGAAAGCTGATCGGACGCGCCAGAAAGTGAACGAGCGGGTGGCCAAGGACGGCGTGTTCCTTGGCGCATCCGATCACGCATGGATGGAGTTCCTGACGCCCAAAGAGCGCAAGGAACTCGACTTGCTGCTGGTGGACGTCAAGCCGGTCCTGAGCTTCCGGCAGTTCATCCAGTTGGTCAAACCCGAGTTTGAGTTCCACTGGTACCACGACGTCCTGATTCGGGTGCTACAGGAGGTCGCGGACGGCAAGCGGTCGCGCGTGATGATCTTCATGCCGCCGCGCCATGGCAAATCCGAACTCGTCTCGCGTCTCTTCCCCGCCTACTACCTGTACCGGCACACGAAGCGCCATGTGGGCTTGGTGTCCTACGGCGCAGAGTTGGCGTACGAGCTGGCGGGTGCGGCTCGCGACCTGTTCTACCAGCACGACGACGGCAAGTCCACGGCCTCACGCGCGACCAAGAACTGGCGCACGACTGGCGGCGGCGGTATGTGGGCTGACGGCATTGGCGGTACGCTCACTGGTAAAGGTGCCAACCTGCTGATATTGGACGACCCGACCAAGAACGCGCAGGAAGCGGCGTCGCTCACCACGCAGCGCCGCAACATCGACTGGTACTCGTCCACGTTCTCGTCCCGTAAGCAGCGCCGCCAGAAAGACGGCTCGGCCTCGGCCATTGTCGTCGTGGGGACGCGCTGGCACGAGTCGGACATCCTTGGCTGGCTGTTGGCCCAAGAGCGCACGGCCTCGGAGAAGAGCGCCGAGCGGTGGCACATCGTCTGCTTCCAAGCGATCCGCGACGAGGCCGACATGGAAGAGTGGCCCGAGTGGTGTACCGACGAGGACGCCGCCGACACGCGCAAAGACGGCGAGGCGCTCAACCCCGCGTGGTTCACCATTGAGGACTTGCTCAAAGAGCAGTCTAAGGGTCGCCACTACTTCGCCGCGCTGTACCAGCAGCGTCCGCGTCCGCGTGAAGGGACGATGTTCCAGTGGCAGTGGTTCAAGCTGCTCAAGGAGCCGTACACGGGTGGCGGCATGATGGTCATGCACTTCGACTTGGCCGGTACCGATGGCGAACTCAACTCCGGTGCCGACTACACGGCAGGGTGCGCCATGATCCGGACAGACGATGGCCGGTTCATTATTCAAAAGGTGGTCCGTGGCCAGTGGTCCCCTGCGCGGCGTGATTACAAGATCAAGGAGGCAGCCGGTGCGGAACGTGACCGATACGGGATACACCGCTTCAAGCTCGGACTGGAACAGGAGGCAGGCATTGGTGGGGCTGAGCGTATCGCCGCTGCTACGCGAGTGCTGGCTGGTTTTAGCCTATACGTCGAGCCAGCGACCAAAGCCAAGCACATCCGAGCCGAGCCCTTTGCCGCTCAGGCAGAGCTTGGAAACGTCTGGATCGTAGAAGGTGACTGGAACGGGGAGTTCTTGGACGAACTCTGTTCATTTGGACCGGATGGCGGCGGCAGGAACGACGACATGGTGGACGCCGCGTCGGGTGCGTTTAACAAGCTGGCTGAGTTGGCTGACCGACACATTCCGCTCGTCGCGCCGGTCCTTGGCGAGTTGTACAGCCCATACCTTGGACACGAGTAACCGATGGCAACCAAGTACAACGAAATCGGCACGACCGGCCTTGTCGGCGCAAACCCGTACAATGGCATCGTCACAGACGAGTTCCTCACCAAGCTCAACGGGATTCAAGGCCTCCGCGCGTACCGCGAGATGGCGCTCAACGATCCCGTATGCGGTGCCATCCTCTACGCGATCACCATGCTGGTCCGTGGCGTCAAGTGGACCGTCGAACCCGTGGACGAGTCTGACGCCGCTAAGGCCGAGAAAGAGTTCGTAGAAGGCGCGTTGTTTGAGGACTTGGGGCAGCCGTTCTCCGATGTCGTGGCTGACGCCATGTCGATGCTGACGTACGGCTACGCCATTCAGGAGATCGTCTACAAGACCCGCAATGGTCCGTCGCGTGGCGCGTCGGCTGGCTCCAAGCACCCGGATGGCAAGATCGGGATTCACCGCCCCGCGCCGCGCGGTCAGGAGACCGTCTACAAGTGGGACTTCAACGACACTGGCGACGTACAGGCCGTCAAGCAGCAGACTGAGTACAAGGGCGTTGTCACCATTCCAGCGGACAAGCTTCTCCTGTACCGCACGGTCAACGACAAGAACAACCCCGAAGGCCGGTCCATCTTCCGCAATGCGTACATCTCGTACAAGCGCAAGCAGTTGATGGAAGAGGCTGAGGGGCGGCTGGCGCTCCGCTCGGCCGGTATTGTCCGGATGCGGGTTCCGGCTCGGATCATGTCGGCTTCGGCGTCCGTAGACGAAAAGGCGCTCTACGCGGCGTACAAGAGCGCGGCGGATCGGCTCGCGCAGGACCGGCAGGGGTCTATCCTCATGCCGTCCGACAAAGACGAGTCAGGGGCACCGCTGTTTGACCTCGACTACGTGGTCGCCGATGGCCGTCGTCCGTCAGACCACACGCCCACAATCACGCGCCTGAACCAAATGATTGCCACCTCGGTCCTCGCTGACTTCGTGCTGCTTGGCCAAGATAAGGTGGGGTCATTTGCGCTTTCGTCAGATAAGACGGCCTTGTTTGCGAAGGCCATTGGGACGTATCTTGGCGTCATC